ACACCGAATTCGCCGGCGACCTCGCCAAGCGCCGGCGGGCAAAATTCGTGCCCGGCGAGACCGCGGCCAAGGTCGTGCAGACCAAGGAGCCGCAGCACAAGGACGATTTCGACGAGTGGCTCGCCCGCATCATCTGCTTTGCCTTCTCGGTGCCGCCGCAATGGGCCACCAAGGCGATGAACCGCGCCACCGCGGAGAATCAATCGGCCCAGGCCGAGGAGGAGGGTCTCGAGCCGACCAAGGAGTGGGTCAAGGATTTGATCGACGAGATCGTGGCGGAGGAATTCGCCTCACCCGATCTCGAGCTGCATTGGCTCGACGAAGACGAAGGCGATCCCGAGACGGTGCTGGAAGGCCGGCTGAAAGTCGGCGCGCTCACACTCAACGAAATGCGCGACGCGCTCGGCCTCGACCCCTTCGACAACGCCGCCGCCGACCGTCCGATGGTGCTCACCGCTACGGGCTTTGTGCCGATCGAGGCCAATGCGGGCGGGGAGAGGGTGAGTGACGGAAATGCCGACGCGAACGGGCAAACGCCGAATTCGATGAAGTCGGTGCTTGGGAAAGCCCGACCGGACGATCCCGGGCATCCCGGTTGGCCTGCCGGCACTCCGGGAGGTCGCGGCGGTAAGTTTAGGCCAAAGGACGATGCGACGAACGAAGGCGAGAACGCAACGCCGACTGCGTCAGAGAGGTCGGGCGACGAAAAGATTCGTCTGGCGCAGGAAGACACTCCCGGCATCGGGTCCGACGCCTTTCCTCCTTCTCAAGGTAGAGGGCATACTTGGATGCCGACGGCAGTGTACAATAAATACGAATGGAAAAAAGAGACAGAGGCCGTGTTCAAAAATTGGACTTCCGGTCCGCTCGCCGATCCGAAAGTGAATCGTTGGTCGCCTGAACATGACGCGTATAATGATGCTGCCGAGGAGCTTCTTAAGAAGTATCTGAAGGAGCATGATATGGATGTCGATGTCTCAAAGGATGCTACGCTAAAAGCGACTCCTGAGCAGGCAAAGGAGATTGTGGAGGAGGTATTGACTACACGCGAGCCGCGTATCAGCGTCCTCCGGTTTAAAGTCAGAATGGAAATGCTTCGTTACTCTCGAAGGTATGGCGTGCTACGCGCATTCGGTGATGAGGAGTGATATGACGCCCCCCGACGAACACCTCCACCATTGGGACCAAGAGTCTCGCACGTTCGAGCAATTGTATCCTCTTGTAGAGCAGGTTCTTGAACGGTGTGGGAGACCCAATTATCTGCCACAGCAGCCCCGAGGCGATTTCACAGTCCACGGCGATTATCTGGGATATCCCGAAGTCGTTGTCTTTGTCTCCAACCTGGAAATGTTGCGGCCTCCTATTGTCGCGGCGCTCCAAAAGCTTATCAGAAACTTTCCAGGGTGGCAGATCACGATGACGATCGCCATGCGAGGTCACTACGACGATTGGCCCCACATGGGCCTTTATATTCGCCCGCACGAAATTATTGACGGACTGCAGCGACAATATTTTCCCAAGGAATTCCAGAGCCTTGAGTATGGAGGCGCCCGACAAGGTGGCGCCTACGACTAAGTGCGGGTGACCGCAAGCTTTAACGAATGCCCCAGAGAAGCAGGAACCACGCATTCTGTAGGTTCGCTGCTCGGACGAAACAGATATCGACAAGCGGGCAAAACCGGCAGGGCTAGCCGAAAATGACCCACGTCGGACATGAGTGGCGGCTAGCGCTGGAGGCTGGAAAAAATTAGAATGGTTGGCGGGCTAGACAGGGAGTTTGTGGGTGCCTTGGAAATACGACCCAGGGGAAAGACGACGAAAGCACAAGTGGCACAACGACTACGCCGGCTTTGAAGTTGAGGGGGGCGTCGAGGTCGGCAAGTGCCCAAAGACAATTACGCAGGAACTTGCGGAACAACTTCTTAACACGGGCGTAGGATGGAATAATCCTAGTATGCCGTCATCGGACTGCCCACGAAACATATATAATGTTCATGAAGGCGTTGTTTACAAGGCAGCTATCACTCTAGGCGGGGTGTCTTACCATGGCTATCCGTGTAAGGGTCAGGTTCCGCGAGAAGTTGTAACTCAGTTGAAAGCGTTGGCCGCTCAGAAGAACTGCTCGAAAGAGTTTGAAGCATGGCTCAGACGGTACATTCAATAGGCAGGCCGGATAGCCTTCAATTCGATCTGCAGTGGCTCGATATGCCCGGGAGCGAGCATCCTCTGGGGTACGGTAGCCTTGTTGTTTGGGTTGCTGGAGAACTAATATGGGGTGAAAGAAACGAAGAGGGCCAAATTGTCGGTGTCGAATGGTTCTGGGATGATTTGCTTGAGCGACTTGCTTTTTCTTGGCGATATCTTCTGCTTGAAGAAGCTTACCCCATGGGTCTTCTCCCCGTTGCGCCGCAACTACTCAGAAGCATTTTGCGCGACCGACAGATCGGCGCATCGGAAGAAATGATAAATGCGGAGGACAACGCAGTTTTCGCTTTCGAAGAAATGCATGATCTGTCCCGTGCCGTAGAAGGAGGTGCGCTTCCTAAACTATTCTTCTTGCGGGAAGGAAATTTAATGCTGATAGCTACGTCATCGGGTGTGAAACAGGTGGCTCTTTCCCCAGTAATGGAAGCATTAAATGAGCTAGGCGATGAAATCGCTGAACGAATCAAAGCGAAATCCGATGGGCGGACAAAGACGATTTTAGAAGCATGGAAAGCAAAAGGAAGCATTTCTGATATTGATCAAGTAGAAATTTCCTCTGGACTTCCAAGGTCGACAATTAACGCGATCACGCAAAATGCAGAGTTCAAAACGTTTTGGGAGGTAACGGCATATGAGCCCAATGAGCTTATGGCCGCTGCGCGAATGGTCGGGCGCTTGGTTTCGGACGATGATACGCGAGCAATAATTAACAATATAAAGTCCGCTTCAAAGGTTAAGACCGCCATACTTGATGACCTTTCATCCGAAGCAGTCAAAGAATTAGAAAAATATCAGTCGAAAGTGCCGAACGAGCAAGGGCGGCTACTAGCGGAGTGGCTGCGTGGCAAGCCCGATATTATTGCTAAGGACGGCCTTGTCTATCCTGAAGTAATTTTGAACAGATGGAATGTGAAGCTGACAGAAATTGATTTGCGCTCGCAAAACATAGATGCGCTATGCGCTTGGGGACCTAAACATGGCCCAACGGTTCTAATTAACAGAAACGGTCGCCTATCCCATTTCCCTACTGGAAAACGCTCATCCCTCGCTCATGAAATCTGCCATCTTTTGGTTGATCGAAAGGGTTCTCTTCCCGTTGCGGAGGTTTTTGGCGGCGAAGTCCCGAAGGTGCCCGAACAAAGGGCAAATGCGTTTGGCGCAGAGCTACTTTTAACGCGCGGCGCCGCCCTTATCGCGTATTTGAAGATACGAGATATAGAAGAGACACTAGAGGCAATTGCGAAAAACTACAACGTGAGTTTCGAAGTTGCCGCATGGCAGTTGCTTAATTCTCGCGCAGAGCTCTCTGCCAGTCAGCGCCAACTACTACTTAAGCACACCTTCCGATACGCAGCCTAAACGCAAGTCACACTTTGAATCTCCTGGGGCGCATCGTTTCGTTGGTGCTCTGCATTTTCTGTTAAGGCAATGTGAAAGTTGTGATGCGCATTGTCGCGCGTAACTTTTTTGTCTTGGATAGGCCAGCCAGCGCACCCGCTCGGGCCAGCTCTGCGCGCTGGCGCAACTCGACGGCGCGACCATCAAGCGCGTGATCGACGATTGGGGCCGCACGCCGCGGCCGTTTGCCACGGCCGACGGCACCACGATCTATCCGCCGGCCTATCAGCAGGTGCTCAAAGGCCTGCCCGCGGTCAACTATTCGGCGCGCGACATCGTCTACCGGCCGCGCAACGTGCGCGCCCACCGGGTCTACGGCTATTCGCCGGTGCAGCAGGTGCTGATGACCGTCAACATCGCGCTGCGCCGCCAGCTCTGGCAGCTCGATTACTTTACCGAAGGCTCGATCCCCGACGCGCTGATCGGCGTGCCGCAGGGCTGGACGCCGGACCAGATCAAGCAGTTCCAGGATTATTGGGACACCGAATTCGCCGGCGACCTCGCCAAGCGCCGGCGGGCAAAATTCGTGCCCGGCGAGACCGCGGCCAAGGTCGTGCAGACCAAGGAGCCGCAGCACAAGGACGATTTCGACGAGTGGCTCGCCCGTATCATTTGCTTCGCCTTTTCGGTGCCGCCGCAATGGGCCACCAAGGCGATGAACCGCGCCACTGCGGAGAATCAATCGGCCCAGGCCGAGGAGGAGGGTCTCGAGCCGACCAAGGAGTGGGTCAAGGATTTGATCGACGAGATCGTGGCGGAAGAATTTTCCTCGCCCGATCTGGAGCTGCATTGGCTCGACGAGGACGAAGGCGATCCCGAGACGGTGCTGGAGGGCCGGCTGAAAGTCGGCGCGCTCACACTCAACGAGATGCGCGACGCGCTCGGCCTCGACCCCTTCGACAACGCCGCCGCCGACCGCCCGATGGTGCTCACGGCGACCGGCTTTGTGCCGATCGAGGCGAATGCGCAGGGACAGGAAGCGGCCGCTGAAGGCCGGGGCGCGAACGGGTCGGACGCGAACGGGCAAACGCAGTCCGCGAAATTGGTACTTCTAAAAGCTAGCGCCGACGATCCCGAGCATCCCGGCTGGCCGGCAGGCACCCCAGGAGGCCGAGGCGGTAAGTTTCGGCCTAAGGATAGCGAAGGCGGCGAGGCTGCGGGGAACTCTGCATCAGTCGAAGATGAACGTGTACGTTATCAGAAATATGGTGAGGGGCACCATTGGGTGGGGTGGGATGTGTACAAAAATTTCAACCTAAAACCTGAAACAAGAAAAGTCTTCGAGGACGCTACATCCGGTGCGCTTGCGGACCCTTCCGTGAATTTCTTCAATCGTGAACATAGGATCTATGACCGTGCTGTCGAAAAAGCATTGAGGGACTATCTGGCGGAACATAAAATGACAGACGATCAAATGGAGCCGCAACAGGCCGAAGAATTCTATCGAAAAATTCGAGGATCGAACGATCCTATCATTGGGGGACTCAATAGAAAGATCATACGACAACGGCTAAGATATATACAATACTTTTACTTAGGCCGTGGCCGCGGAGAGGTGGAGTGACGGATGACACGAGCTGAAGAAGAACGGCAACGTTACCAAGAACAGGCTGTAGTTTTTGGAGAGCTGTATAGCCGCGTTGAGAGCTTGCTGGAGCACTTCGGGCGACCCGACAAGCTCTTAGCCCTGGAACCCGGTGACTTCACCGTGCATGGCGACTACAGCGGCTATCCGCAAGTCGTCGTCTTTGCTGAGAATCTAAGAATGCTTGAGCCGCGAATCGTGAGTGAACTTCAGTGTCTTATCAAGGACTACCCTGGCTGGCAGATTGAGATTACCGTTGCTGTTCCTGGCCACGACAACGATTGGCCAAATATGGGACTGTATATAAGACCGCACGAGATTGTCGATGCTCTACAGCGGCAATACTTTCCAAAGGACCTTCAAAACATTCAATACGAAGGCGCTCGACGCGGGACTGCATACGACTGAGCGGCGGGCGGAATCCTGCAGGCTGCGCCGCGCACGACATTACCTGCCGGCCGCGCGACGTGCGCGCCTACTCCCTCCTTAGCCTTCGTCCGCGAGCGTGGGGAGGGAGGAATGGACGCATTCGCCGGTGCAGCAGGTGCTGATGACCGTCAACATCGCGCTGCGCCGTCAGCTCTGGCAGCTCGATTACTTTACCGAAGGCTCGATCCCCGACGCGCTGATCGGCGTGCCGCAGGGCTGGACGCCGGACCAGATCAAGCAGTTCCAGGATTATTGGGACACCGAGTTCGCCGGCGACCTCGCCAAGCGCCGGCGGGCAAAATTCGTGCCCGGCGAGACCGCGGCCAAGGTCGTGCGGACCAAGGAGCCGCAGCATAAGGACGATTTCGACGAGTGGCTCGCCCGCATCATCTGCTTCGCCTTTTCGGTGCAGTGACCAGCAATAACCGTGTGGAGCTCGCACAGCTCAAAGTAACACCCGATGGATTTAGCATTTCCCGTCCGCCAGGAAGAGATCCCTTAGATCCAAAGGGATTGAACGGCCCGATATCGCCGGACGAACAGCAAAACGTTGCGGACGCACTGACTCTCATATTAAATCAAGACTTCAGTATGGTGCATCCACACGTCTACGAGAACTATCAGCACCCTGTGACGGGAGCTGTCCTGCCTTCTAGCACGGCCAGATATATAGCTTTCGACGTGTCGGGGCTCGGCGCCGCAAGAGGCGTAGGCAGACTCGTGATTGATGCCGGTACCGGAGCGATCTATTACACAAACAACCATTACCTCAGCTTTTATCCCCTTAAACTGAATCCGCGCGGCGAGTAGAACTATGAAATTCATCAAACTTGATGCCACCAACTGGAAGACGGTGATCGATTTCTATGATGCGCTTCTTGCAGCCATCGGTGCACCGAAGTGGCACGGTACGAGCCCGGACGCTTTGATCGATTCTATGATCTGGGGAGGCATCAATGCTATCGAACCACCCTACACGATTCGTATCTTCGGAGCAGAGCAGCTGCCGAAGAATGTTCGTGAACATGTCGAACTGGTAAAACAAGCCCTCGCAAAAGCGCGGCTTGAATATCAGAGCCGTAAGGGCGGCGATGTGGAGGTGTCGATGGAAACCGCCTCCTGATTTCAAGTACGGCTCCATCCCGGACGCGTTCGGTGGAGTAGGGAATGATGTCCGATATGGAGTTGTTCCGCCGCTGAGCATTCTCACCGCGGTTTTTGTCTGCTGACGCTGAACGCCACATCGCGGCCTGACAGGCCGAAGGCGTAGCTGACGCTCCCACCACGCTCTTTGCCTCGCGTTTTTAACTGAACACTGCCCGCTGGCCGGAGCGCAAGGCGCTCCGGCCAAACCGACACGCATGCGCCGCCATAACGCAACAAGGAGTGCGCAATGAACGACATGAACATCTTCGTGCCCATTACCAAGATCGATGCGGCGCAGCGCCTGGTCTATGGCGTCGTTACCGCGGAGAAGCCGGATGTGTCCGGCGAGGTTTGCGACTATGCCTCGACCAAGCCGCATTATCAGAAGTGGTCGCGCAATTTCGCGTCCGTCACCGACGGCAAGAGCCTCGGCAACCTGCGCGCCATGCATTCCAACGTGGCGGCCGGCAAGCTCGTCCAGATCGCCTTCAACGACGAGGACAAGCGCATCGAGATCTGCGGCAAAGTGGTCGACGACGCCGAGTGGGAAAAAGTCGAGCAGGGCGTCTATACCGGCTTTTCGCAAGGCGGCCGCTATCTCAAGCGCTGGCCGGATCCGGACGAGCCGGCGCTGATGCGCTACACCGCCGAGCCCATGGAGGTGTCGCTGGTCGATCACCCGTGCCTGCCGGAAGCGACCTTTGCGGTGATCAAGGCCGATGGCTCGACCGAGCTGCGCAAGTTCAAGGACAATCCCGTGTCCGCCGCGCTGGCCGAGGCGCTCGCCAAGATCGGCGCGCGCCACTCCAAGGCCGACAAGGAACGCATCAAGCAAACCCACGATCTCCTGGTCGGGCTCGATCCGGATTGCTGCGCCGCGGCCGGGCCGGTCGCCGGCGCCAAGGTGGAGACGCGGCCGAAATTTTCGCCGCAGGCCGGCGAGGGAGCCGCCGAAGCTGCCGATGACAACGAGACGGCGAAGCTCGCAAAAGTCTTCGACCGCTCCTTGGCCAAGGCGATCCAGGCGGTTACGTCGCACGTTGACGAGTTGGCCGCGCGCGTGAAGAAAATCGAGGCGCAGCCGCTGCCGCTCGGCACCACCTCGGTGCGCGTCGCCGAGAAGAGCGAGGACTCGATCTTTCCCAAGCCGGAAGCGCTGCTCGATCAGCCGGGCGCGCTCGAAGCGCTCGCCGAGGCCGCGATCCGCAAGGCGCAATCGCAGCCGATGCGCGCCATTCCGGGTTTTCGTCCGCGCCGAGATTAAGTCCGTCTCCACTTACGTCATTCCGGGGCGCGAGCGCAGCTCGCGAGCCCGGAATCCATATCCACCGCTCGTGAATATGGATTCCGGACTCGACGCTACGCGTCGCTCCGGAATGACGGCTGAGCGTTTCACGTCAATCAACCAAACAACCAACCACGGGAACCACACCATGTATCAGCCCAATCTGCCGCATCTCCTTGCCAAGTCGGCATTGCCGCACACCATGCAGGATTACAGTGCCGCGCTGACCAATGCGGGCAGCTTCCTGCGCGAGATCGAGAAGGCGCACGCCAATCCGCTGCCCGGCGATCCGCTGGCGAAAGCCACGTTCTCGGAATCGAATTCGCCGACCTCGGGCCTGACCTATTACGACCTCGAGACCGGCGCCAAATTCGTCTATCCGATGCTCACGCCGCTGCGTAACGAGATCCCGCGCGTCTCCGGCAAGGGCGGCATTCAGGCCAACTGGCGCGCGGTGACCGGCATCAACACCACGGGCTTGCGCATCGGCGTCTCCGGCGGCAACCGCGGCGGCGTCAGCGCGGTGGCGACGCAGGATTACAGCGCCGCCTACAAGGGCATCGGCATCGAAACCTCGGTCGACTTCGAGGCGCAATATGCCGGCATGGGTTTTGACGACATCAAAGCGATCGGCGCCAAGATCGGGCTCGAAGCCTGCATGCTCGGCGAGGAGTTGTTGATCTTGGGCGGCAATACGTCGGTGCCGCTCGGCACCACGCCGACGCCGTCGCTGGCGCCGTCGACCTCCGGCGGCAGCCTCACCGCGGCGGCGTCGCCCTATAGCGTCATCTGCGTCGCGCTGTCGCTCGACGCCATCGTCAACGGCTCAGTTACCGGCGGCATCCAGGGCGCGATCACGCGCAGCAATGCCGACGGTTCGTCGGATGTGTTCGGCGGCGGCGCGGCCGGCAAATCGGCCAATGCCACGGCATCGATCTCGTCCGGCACCTCGGGCTCGATCGCAGCCAGCGTTGCAGCCGTCAGCGGCGCCATGGGCTATGCCTGGTTCTGGGGTGCTGCCGGCTCCGAAGTGCTCGGCGCCATCACCACCATCAATTCGCTGGTGATCACCGCCAACGCCGCCGGCACGCAGACTGCGGCCGCGCTCGGTTCGGACAATTCGACCAACGCGCTGGTGTTCGACGGCCTGCTCTACCAGGCGTTCAAGTCCGGCTCCAACGCCTATGTGCAATATCTCGCCACCGGCACCGCCGGGACCGGCTCGACCCTGACCGGCGACGGCGCCGGCGGGGTGGTCGAGATCGACGCGGCGCTCAAGAACCGCTGGGACAATTACCGGCTCTCCCCAGACACCATGTGGGTCGGCTCGCAGGTCGCCAACGACCTGTCGAAGAAGATCCTCGCCGGCAACGCCAATGCGGCGCAGCGCTTCGTGTTCGATGCCGACCAGGGCGCGCTCGGCGGCGGCGTCATGGTGCGCACCTATCTCAACAAGTTCTCCATGGCCGGGCCAAAAGTGCTCGACATCCGCGTGCATCCCAACATGC